ATGGCAAAGACTGAGCGTTCGCCCTCGCTAAAGGCGCAGAACAGCAAAGCCATCTGGTTGCTGGTGGTCGCCGATGTTGTGATCGTGACTCTGGTTCTGACCGGTTTCGCATTTACACAAGCATCTATCACGGAACTCGCCCATTCAGCATTCGTCAGAGGAATTTTGCTTGCCGCCACCGGCCCGCTTATCGCCGTTTTTCTAAACGACTTGCTTTCTTCGGACGCCAAGGCATCGATTGTCTTCTGGCGAATCAAAGATGTATTGCCGGGACACCGCGCATTTAGCAAACACGCGGAGGCCGACCCAAGGATCGATTTAGCGGCCTTGAAGGCCAAGGTCGGAGAGTTTCCGCAAAGTCCAAGGGATCAAAATTCCACTTGGTATCGCCTATACCAGAAGCATCAGTCAAACGTAAGTGTCAGCGATGCTCACAAACGATTTCTCTTATTCCGTGATGCGGCAAGTTTGACTGTTCTGATCACTATCGTTACGAGTGTTGCAGGTGTGTTGGCGGGTATTCCGTTAAGTCTTCAAGCCATGCTTTTTGGCGGACTCCTCGTCCAGTTTATGTGGCTTGCATTGTCTGCTCGAAACACAGGTATCCGATTCGTCCAAAATGTTTTGGCAGTCGAAGTGACTGACGACGGGCGGAAGAAGAAATGACCGCCCGATCTGTCATAACCCGGTTTCGTGCCTACCAATTAGGGCAGGCAGGTTCCTCTTTTTCGCTTTTCGCCGATGGGCGCTTTACCCTCATCGAGGCACGTTTGACGGAGATTAGCCGTGCTAGCGTTGATCAAGAATTAAAAGGATGTGGCAAGACGGCTATCGATGTGCTGCACATTACTGGATGGGATCAAGATCACTGCGCGCTTGCAGACCTAAAGGAAATACTCTCACGTTACATGCCGACTACGGTCGAGTATCCCGGCTATCTGCCTCATTCGGATACCGCCAAGCAGTGCTTGCAGGTTATCCGCGATTATCAGACATCTGCACGAGTTCGGGGACGTTCGGTGAGCTGCGTTGCGATCAATCCGGATTACGTCAAAGGTCTAAAGACTGCGGAGGATCTAGCATATCGCGACGTTCTATACCATCCCCGATACCTTTTCGATGGGGAATCAAACAACAACTCAACCATCAAACTCTTTCGACAAGGTTGTTTCAACGTCGCCAGTTTGGGTGACGTTGAGGACGCAAACCTCGGGGCATACCTTCGTCGCTGCAAAGTCTTCAAGCGTGAAGTGGATGTGCTGCTGCTTGCACATCATGGCGCAGATTGTCCAACTAACTCGAAAACGTTTCTCGAAGCAATTCGGCCAAGGATCGCGATTTGCAGCAGCCAACATAGCAACCAGTTTGACCATCCAAAGCCGGAAGTTCGCCAGAGACTTTTCGATCTTGGAATTCCTATTATGACAACCAAGACAGGCGACGTGATCATTCGATCACTTGCGCCGCACTCGCAGAAATTCCGCGCTACAAATCTGATCGCCAACTCGACGACAGTTTCAAGAGAGCTCGATTTTGTGACCCGAAAGAGCCACTGGCTATCAATGAATGCAGATACGCTTCGGAATCTTTATCGACCAGGCTTCAAAGGACTTCGTTAAACGGTGTGGAATGGAGAGAATCCGAGGGCTGAAGAATGGAACTGAAAATATTTGATGTGGAACACGGTGCCTGTGCCTTGCTTACATGCGACAACGGTACTCGGCTCATGATTGATTGCGGACATAACGGTGACACCGACTGGAGACCTGGAGCATATTTGCGGAACGAGGGCATCACATACCTCGACATGCTGGCAATCACCAATTATGACGAGGATCACGCAAGTGGTTTACCCGATTTGCTTGCAAATGTAGATATCGGGTGGTTATGGCGCAACCAGTCTGTAACCCCCCAAACCATCACAAATTTGAAATCTGAGAATGGGATGGGGCGAGGCATAGACGCCTTGGTCAATATGGCTTCGAGCTATACCGGGGGAACCGACGCTGTTGCTCCTGATTTCTTAAACGTTGAACGTCAGGTCTTCTACAATAATTATCCCGAGTTTGATGATGAAAACAATCTCAGCATGGTCGTCCATCTTGCTATTGCAGGAATCAACTTCTTGTTTCCGGGGGATGTGGAATGTGCAGGCTGGGAGGCGTTGCTCAGGCAGCCAGAGTTTTGTAAAGTTGTATCCGAGACTCACGTATTGATTGCCTCTCACCACGGTCGCGTAAATGGAATCTGCGCCGACGTTTTTGACACCTACAACTGCAATCCTTTTTACGTAGTCATTTCTGACAAAGGATACATGCACGACACGCAGGAGACCGTGCCGTACTACCGCAGCAAGACACGCGGAGGGCCATTTCGCGGGGAGACACGGCACGTATTGACCACACGAAATGATGGGCGGATTGCGTTTGTTTTTCAGAACGGACAATGGTGGCCAGAATGAGGAATAGGATGGAAGCGAATCACTGAAGGTATCGCAGCGATTCTGCTTCTCGTCGCATGATAAGACCGCGAAGCTTTAAGCGTTCAGTCGGCGGCTGTCCCGAGGGCTTCTGCCTTCTTCCGATGCCACCAATGAAACCCCACCTCCATCACAGTGGTCTGCCCATCTTCAAACCGAATTTCTACGCTGCTCCGTTCACCCGTTCCGCGACATGTAGCCCCCCAAGGCCCAACATGCCAAGCGTGAGCGTGGCCAATGTTCCAAGGTCAAGCGACGGTAGGTTGAGAGAATGCTCAACTGCGGCCACCGCGTTCGTGACCGGCCAAATGTTGTGTAGTGTCGTTTACTCGTGAGGTGCTGCGTGTGCCGTCGCCTGCTCCCGATACCACCGCTGAAACCCCACCACCATCAGCGTCGTCTGCTCCGCATTTCCAAGTAAATCACCTACAACTTCACCGCCCCAATCCCAAATGCCACATTTGCCAATGTGGTGTCTGGCGTCGTCGGCGCCGTGAGTGTCAGAACATCTCCTGCTGTAAAGTTGGTCTGACTCGCTGCGGTCAGTGTCACGGCACCACTGGGTGAGATAGCGATGGTTCCAAATGATGTGCCGTTTTTGGCCAGGGTAAATATCGTCGTTGCTGTGGCTGCAGTGCCTTCCGATGCCGTGGTGCCTGTGAGCCCGGCGGGAATGAAGAAACTGCCTGCAGCGATGTAGCGTAACACCGACTGGTTCGCGGATAAGACTCCTGACGCAGAGGCCTGGATGGTGAATGGGATCTGGCTTCCCAGCCCCGTTACGGTGTAGGGGTAGGCCGTGCAGGTGGAAATATCCTGAGTAGCGGAGCCGTACAGGTTGAAGCTCTGGAATTTGAGGGTGATGGTTTGCCCGATGAGGCTCGTATTGGTGGGGAGGGTGAACTTGAAGGTGGTGGTGCTGGGCAGGAATGCAAACTGCGCCCCTAGCGGATGGGATGAAGCGGTGGTTCCATACATCCCCCGATACAGGGTCGTGAGGTTGTAGTTGTTGGCCGTCGTCAGGGTCTCATTCTGATAGGCGATTAGTTCCCCGTCTACGTAGCACAGCGACAGGCCTTGGGCCGCGCCTCCCGTGGGAACCGGCTGAAGCACTCCCACGCACTCACTCAAATCTACCGCCAGAATGTCGCTGTTGTCCGGGCTTGCCCCGCTATAAGCGGCAAGGCTGGCCGTCAAAGTGCCCTGGATTCCCTGACCGCTGACAGTACCGATCTTGACGTAACTCACCCCGTCCGTGGAGGACCAGACGGTGCACCCGCCCCAGGTGGCCGGAGGGCCGGAAACTACCATCCAGACCTGCGGGCCTGCCGCTCCGCACAGCACGGCGGGGGGCTCAAAGACCACCGGGGGATTGATACTTCCCGGTGCGATCATCGAATTCGGAATATACCCCTGACTTCCTTGCTGCGGATAGGCCACGGACCAGCCCACGCCGGGGAGGTATTCTTCCGCCAGGATCTTGAGACTGCCATCGCTTTGCTCCGCGATACTCTGGACCCGCACCAGTTTGCCATTGAGTCCCATGTTGGCGCTGGTGAGCGAAACGATATCCATGGGTTCGATCAGCACATTGGCCCAACTCACCGAGAACTCGTAGAGGTTGCGGATATAAAGTTGCCGGTTCTTGATGAGTTCCAGACACATCGTCGCCATGCTGGCGTTGGCCAGGAAGTGGGCCGTGATGGGGGAGGCGAGGCGTATTCCCGAGGGAAGCAGTTGCCCCAGAGCATCGATGCTGGCCTGATCTTTGGTCTCGAGGGTATTGGCATTGTAGTCATAGGCCCGATCCTTGATCTCGATTTTCCAGTCATTGAAGGCATCGAGTGGGTCAGAACGACTGATCTTGAGATAATCCCCATGCCCCCCCTCCACGAAGTCGTCATCTGTCAGAAATGCCTTGATCCCGGTGTCGGCTGTATAGGTGATCCCATAGCCCGAGAAGGTCACATCCCCATAGGGAATGAATTTGAGCACCCCATCAGCCCAGAAGGCCGCCGTGTTGGTGACCTGCAGCCATTCCTTGAGGGAGTCGATGGCGGGACGGCGTTGGTTCATGAAAACACTAAACCCCACGCCCATGGCCCCCACATATTTCTGGTAACTGTTCTGAGCCAGCACCAGCGTGTTGAGGTCGATCTTCGACTTCGGGAACCCCGCGCCATAGGTGGGATGGGTCAGAAAGTCATAGATCACTTGGGCGGGATCGGCATCCGGGGTACCCGCCGTGCAGGTGCTGTTGAGATTCCCAAAACATTCCAGCCACATCACCGGCAGATCCGGCGAGTAACCGAGGTTCAGGTTGGCGATGGCCATATAGGCCGTATCCGGATAAGGCAGCGCCTGATCGGGATGAACGGAGGTGAGATAACCCCAGGGTGCCTGACCCGGTGCCCCACTCAGGAGGGCCGCGCTGAGGTTCGCGAGAGTGGTCATGCCCTTGTTGACCCAAACCGTTCCCGATCCCGCACTGGAAGGGGTGGTGCCGTAAACAGTGGCAGCGCCATAGACTGACACCAGATCGGTGTAGAGGGCGCTGTTCACGCCACTGGACTGGATGCCATAGGTCGTGAAGATCACGCTGGCCACCGCCGGGGTTACTACCCCTTCGCCGAGGCCCACGATGACGGAAGCCGAATAGGTGGATTGCCCACTGCCTTTTCCACCTCCCTTGCCACCGCCTTTGCCGCCTACCGGGTTTTTGGAGAAATCTCCATACCAGAGCAGATTGCCACTGACTTTCTGGGCTCCGTAAATAATTGGAATGGGGAGCCCTGTGGCTGAGGTCTGGACATTGAGCTGGGTGTAATTGGGCTGTGCATTGTTTCCTGCCGCCGTATGCCCTAACAATCCCCCCATGGTTTAAGCCTTTACGGTAAAGACCCGGAAGAGCCGATCTTTCAGAGGAGAGAGGGTCAAATCCCCCCACACCACGGCACGCTCCTGGGCGTGGGCGTGAATCACGGCAGGGGAACGAATCACAATGGCCGAATGACTGAATGTCCGCCCATAACGAAACAGCAGGAAATCTCCCGGTTCGGGAGAGGTGAAGATTTCTTGGGCATAGGGCGCAATGGTCTCGAGGTAGCGCTCCTCTGAATGGTGCAAATGCCAGTCCACCGGATAGGGCCGGGGATCGATGAAGGGGACCACCCCGGCGGCACTATAAACACGGGCCAGAAACATGGCGCAGTCCACTCCCTGGCCTTTCACGTCGGCACAGTGATGGTATGGCGTGCCAACCCAGGTCCGGGCTTCACGTACAACAACTTGTCTTTGTTCAGGGGTCATAGGGCAAGGGTAGCAGAAGGAATGTAAGGATACGAGCGATTGTGGGCGGTATTGTTAAAACGGTTCTGGCAGGTCAAATAAGTTTTGTCACAGCCGGGGTAAGCAAAGAACAAATCCCCGGCGACTGGCATCCAGGGCAGGGGCAGGTGGAGCATCAACTGATTACCAGTGGCCAGTTTGATGGTGCGCGAGAGCCCCATGTTGGGGCCCGAGGTAAACGAGATCATGCCCTGCCAGTAATAGCCGGAAGTCGCCCCGCTCCAGTTGAGGGTGTTGACCGTGGAACCTGCTCCCACCTGTCCGCTCACCTGATAGGCGGCTTTGGACAGTTTGCACCCCGCATCGAAGAGGGTGTGCAGGCAGGAGGTTTGCCAACTGTTGCGCGGCATGGGCTGATTGAGCAGGCTGAGATAACTTTTCACCTTGAGTTGGCACTGGGTCGTGGTGAGGGAATCGATGGTGGAGACGATGCCATCGAACAGGATGACCGAACCCACCGGAGGGGAGTTCCAGTCGGGGGCAAAGACCCGTTCCCGACGAATTTCGGCATTATCCAGCAGGCCATTGGCAATCTCATCAAACCAGGGCTGTCCGTTGATGAGTTGATCGCGGGTGGCGCTGATCGAAAGGCTTTGCTCATCCACCGAGAGTCCCACGGATTTTTTGAATTGCAGCCCCTCGATGGCGAGGGAATAGGGGTCATAGAAGGTGTTGTTCCACCATACGGGTCGGTCGACATTGGTGACATTGATCGTCTGCCCGGTGCGGGCCAGGGTGAGGGTAAAGAGATCGGCCATCACGAATTGCCGGGTGGCGAGTAACACTTTGAGGGCATTGGCACCCAATCCAGATCCGGAGAGCAGAGCCTTGCCCTGTACCGCCCCAGCGCCTGTCACGAACAGTCGGGCCAATCCCACTCCGGAGAGTTGTGCCTGTCCCGAGATGCTGCCGTGGTAACCTGCCTGACTGACCCCACTCAAAGTGGCTTTGCCCTGGACGCTCCCCGTCGATGATGCCAGAGCGTGACCCACTCCGGTCAGGGTGGCGTTGGCCACAAGGGTGGCGAGCGCAGGCTTTGCTGCAACACCTGAACCGGACAGGATTGCCTGCCCCGTGATCGTGCCGTGCCAACCGGCAACGCTGACCCCACTGAGGGCAGATTGACCGGCAATGCTCCCTTGAGATTTGGTGATTTCGGAACTGATGCCGGAAACGACGGCTTTGCCCAGGATCGATCCGGCTCCAGTGGCCACGGTGCCAGAGGAGCCGGTGGAGAACGAGAACGAGGTTCCATTCCCCGCCGGAGGGGTATAGCCGCTGACCGTAAAATCAAAGTTGGCGGAATTCCCGAGTGCAGGTGTATAGGACATCGCTACACCGGGGTCAGGTTATCGAGAATAAGCGCATTGTCATTGGGCGTATCAAAGGCCACGGCATAGACCTGAGTGCGCCCCATCCCGGAAATCGAATAAACCCCGGTGCTCGGGTCGGAGACAGCCTCCCCCAACAGCCAGCCCGACTGCTCGTCATAGAGCCGAACGATCTGGGCAGCGGCGACCCCATTATTTTGAACGGTGCCGGAGATGTGGCCGCTGCCTCCCAACTGGCCATTTCCAAAGGGCGCATATTGGCTGGGGCCGTTGGCCCCTGCACTCATCGCGTCACTGACAAATTGCCCCAGGTTGACGGTTGAGCCCACCGTGGTGAGATCCACGCTCACAAACCCGGCAGGAGGCGTATAAGCAAAGGGCCCTGTAAAGTTGGCCACTACCGTGGGGTCAGAGGAAACCACCTGCGCACCGAAGGCGGGGTACAGGCTGCTGAAGGCCGACATTCCTGACAGACTGATCCCACCCACCCCGGTTGCCGGATTATTGGCGGCGGCATTATTCCAGTTGCCCCCGTTTACATTGAACCAGATGAGCCGGTTCGCAAGATCCACGGCGACCTGCACCACAGCGCCCTGGGCATAGGACTGTAAGGTTGCCACAATTGCATTGTTGAGCAGGACACCGCCATTTTGCTCGAAACCGATGCCGTTGCTGTCAACGCCGAGCAGGGTGGTTCCTGTGATGTTGAAGCTGCCAGTGCAAACCCCCAGGGACATGGAGGAGGGGAGTTGGCTGACCGTGACTTCCCAATAGGAAAGCGTACTGGTCAGTTGTCGGTTGGCCCGGATGTTGCCGGTGCCTGTATAGGTGAAGGCCATCAAGCCTCCGCCGATGATCAGACTTCCATCCGAGAACCCCACTGCGCCGTGATTGTTGGCATCCCAGAGCGTTTTGCCGATGCTGGGGGCCCCGGCAGGTGTCCACAGTTGGACATTGAGCATTACGGCTCCCTGCGAATCCATGCTTCCGTTGAAGGTGATGGATTGGATCCCGGTAGTGGTATTGGGGATTTCATAGATCGCCCCATCGTGATAATTGCCGGTGTTCTGCCAGGTGGTGGGGGAGAGCAGGGTCCAGCCGGTGGGGACGGTGGAAACACCCACCCCATTATCCCAGGCCAGTGCCAGCAGATTCAGGCCATTGGGATCCGCATTGACGGTCAATGGGGCGGTGGTTACAGTGGTGCCCGTCCCCGCGCAGGCATTGGCCAGTACATTGAGATTGGAAGCGGCTCCACTGATCTCGAAGACCGCGAGATTGCCCCAGTCATTCATGCCGGAAATCGTGAAAGTCGTACCCATCCCCGCCGTAACCGGGCCAATCCAGCATTGGGTGCCCTGGTAACTGTTGAAATTCCCCTGGTCGATTTCAGCCAGCGCCAGTACGGGCGAGAGACTCAGACCGGCATTGCGCCCGACATAAATCACGAGAATCTGATTTCCGAGCGTGGGTACTGCCGTCAGGGTCGCGATGGTGGGGCTGCCATTGTTGCGCGCAAAGGTGCTTTGAACCAGAGCAAGAGCCATGGCTTAACTCCAGGTGGAGGAAGTTTCCACCATCACCTGCCCGGCCCACCCGGTGTTGTTGGTCCCGCCGAGAATGTTCTGGGCCAGGAAACTTTTACCGGCAAGATTACCGGTTCCGGTGAAGGTGTCGTGATGATTGAGCGGCGTGTTGTGCAATGGCGCCCAGAGACCTTTCAAATAGCCCCGGATCGAGCCATTGTGCCCGATCCAGAGGGGACTCAGGTAGAGGCCGCCATCAGGCCCGTTGGGGTAATTCATCTGCAGGCCACCCATGTTGGGAATGCCTCCCCCGAGGGAGGATTGGCTGTTTCCATTGAGATACATGGAGGAACCTGCCCCTACGCCAGAATTCACCACACCTCCGCCATTGTTGGTGAAGTTCAGGGTAAATTTGGACACCGGCACAGAGCCACCCACGCCTGTCCAGCTGCGATCCATGTAGTGCCCCGCCATGGTGGAACCGCTGATGAGCCAGACACCGGGGTTTTGTGGCAAGCCGCCGAAGTTTTCGAAGGCGCTGTTGCCGTTGTTCTGGACATTGCGCCCGATCAGAATGGTGCGATACGCATCACTGGATTTGAACGCGAAGATGTCCCCAAAAGCAATGGTCATGGGCCCGAAGGGGTTCAAGTAATCCCCGCTGACGGTGAAGAGGTAAAAGCAGGTTTGATCCGCCACCAGAGTCCAGGGCCGTGGGGTGGTGTCAGCGGTCGTGCTTTTGCGACAGGTCACCGCGCCAATCCCCAGGGCACACTGGGCGCTGGTGGGAAACTGGCCCGTGCCCGTCCCTAACCCTGTAGGCGCTTCAAACCCGGTGAGATAGGCTTCCTCTGGAGTGGACCCTGAAATCGTGGCGGAATCATCCACGAAGAGCGAATTGCCGGTTCCCAAGGTGGGCGACATCTTGTAGACCCGCTGATTGGTCCCCGTATAAGCGATGGTCCAGCCGGCTCCGGCCTTGGTCCCGTAACCATTCACCAGACAGGCATCGAGCACCGCCACGAGCGAGCCCACAGCACCGGTGAGCACTGGGGCTGAAGCATCGGTGCTCTGATACAGAGTGACAGTGGTGGTCATGATCAGGATTCCGTGGCGGTGGAGGATGTAGTGAGTTCCGGCGTCACCCCGTTGGACACTACGATGCCGGGCGTAATGGCACCGGAGTACAGCAGCGTGCCCGCCCCAGTGGCAGCCCCCCCAATGCCCCAGAAAGTTTCAGTCTCGGACCCCGCGGTGGCCGCAGGAAAAACGATGGTGGAGGCAGGGCTCACGCTGTTGCCGGTCACGGTCCAGCCAACGGCGGAGCGCGCTACCGCCACCCGCGCATAACCGGTGTAGGCGGCTTCACTGGTATTCTGGGCTCCTGCAACCCCCGGATCGGCCGTGTGCAGGCTGATGTAGAGGTTGGTCAGTGGAGCGGTGGCTGCATTATCGGCAATGTTGGCAACGGGCACGGCCTGAAACAGGAGTTTCAGAAGGTCGTTGGCCCAGGGGGTGGTTTTACCAGCCATGAGAGAGTTCTCCTTGATGAGTGACTACGGTTCTTGCAAAACTCCAGAAATATCAAAATCCCGACGGCTACGTCCGCCGGTTTGAGACGATTTTTAACGTGTCGGCACAGTTGCGGCGGTGTTCCTGATCCTGATGGTCGGTATTCATGTCCTGGCTTGAACACTGTCCTGCGTCAATAGAGGTATGGGCTGTTGGAAATCGGGAGAGGGGGGTGGCAGTCATTGCCGCAGACGCATCAGTGGACCGGGCAGCGAATATCCAAGGGACTGGCCGCCTCACCTGGTGTGACCCTTTCCCGGCGTCAGGTGAGGGCTATTGGTCCGCAGTCGTGATTGGCGGCGTGAGGGGGGCGACAGATAGCCCTCTGTAATATTTACGGGCAGGACGCTTGCGAGATATCGAAAAACTTTACACTTTTTTACATATTTCCGTTCCGTTCCGTTCCGTTCCGTTATTATAACTAATTGTAATTGTTAAATTATATTAAAATATTCAAGTAAGCGGCACGATTAGTGCTTTACTATGAGATGAGGGGATGGAATCGGTTTCTTCGAAACTTTCCATGCAGGAAAGTGCGGGAAAGTCTGAACAATATGACTCATGGGGGGGACATATGAACAAGTATTCTGTGTATCGTGTCGCGGGGCTGATGTTTATGCTTGTAGCCGGTGATTCTGCTTTTGCTGGCGTTTGCCCATCTACTGTGGGCCTTGGCCCTTTTGGAGGTGGTGGAACGGGCAATGCAACAGACTGCAATTTTACAATCATATTCAATACGAACGGCAGCATTGGAACTACGTTCGGGCCTCAAACAACTTATGATAGTCTTGATGATGCTTTAATAGGTGTAGTGAACAACAGCGGCCATACAATTTCCAGTTTTAACCTTAGTGGTCGTGGTGTTTTTACGTTCGATGGTGATGGGGTTAATGGGTACACTGGAGTCACTAACACTGCCACCGGGCTTTCTTCCCAAGCTTTTTACAATTATAACGGTAGTGTTCTGGGAACAGATCAGTATGGTGGGGCGGATGCATACTTTACCAACGTTTTTATCGGTCTCGGCTATTTAGGTCAAAACAGCAGTGGAACAGTCAACTTCAAGAACGCAATCTTGGGTAATGGCGGGACTGATTACTTCGCATTGGAGAATCCGATTAACATCAATGCACCACCACAAGTGGGAACAGTACCAGAGCCCGCGAGCGTGGCGCTGCTTGGAATCGGGTTGTTGGGATTGATGGCAGGACTGCGGCGGCATCGGCGCTTCGGGTGATTCGATCCTTTCGAGGGTGCGGGGGGCACCCGCCCCCTGCAGACTGTCGAGAAATTTTACACCTGATGGCGCGATACGCGCATTCGCCACCCTGCAAAGTTACGGCTTCACCATCTCCAGGGTGAGTTTCTTCAACTCCCAGAGTTGGTACATGAAATTGTTGTAGTCCTGGACATCCTCGCCAAAGCGCACCCGGTAGTACCAGGTGTAACTCGCACTCACCACAGATCCTTTGGCCGGAGGTACCGGGAAACTCAGCGTATTGGGCGTGATCAGGTTCCATGTGGAAGGGGAATACACTTGCACTCCACCGACAAACACCTTCAAGGTGGTGACGTCCACATAGCCCACCGGTTCGATGAATCCGCCATAGGTTTTGGTCAGGGGATATTCTGTGGTGAATCCATCTCCTACGCCAAGGTCATAGCCCGATACCGTGTTGGGCTCCGCTGGATCGGCAAACAGGAAGGTATCGAAACTACCTGTTCGCGCCAGAAAAAACCCGCATAAGACCTGCAATTCTGCGAATCCCTGGGTCTCGCGCAGCAACTCATAGGACATCTCCCATTTCCACAGGGGATATGCGGTGTTGGACACACGGGTTTCCCGCCCGGAGGTGTGTTTGACGATGGTGGTGTGGAACTGAGGCGACTTCACAATGTTCCACTGCAGGCCAGGAAGCGTCGGAAACAGCAGGTTGCTCATGGTGAACTCCGCAAAAGGCGGCAGTGGGTAGTCATAGAGGATTTCAAAGACGATCTGGGAGGCGTGGGCGTGCGGGTCGTCATCCACCAGGATTTCGGTGACCATCTGGGACACCCGAGCGTGTACAAACTCGTAGAGAATCTCTACCGAGAATTGGGAGGTCCGAACCTGGGGATCATCATCAGCCAGGATTTCTGCCAGTAATTGACTGAGGGTGGCAGCGGGATTATCGTCTGCAAGAACTTCAGCCGCGAGAGTGCTGATGCGGGCAGCCGGGATCCCTGACTCCAGTACCTCGGTGGTCAGTTGAGTGATGCGATTGGCCATGGCTCAACTGATGACTTCGTAGCCGATCTCGAGGGCGTTGACATCGGTGGTCACCCAACTTGCCCCAGTCGCCGGATTCACTGCAAACACATCAGAGAGGTACTGGTAACTGGTCCCCACATTCTGGGTTGCACCTGCCGACTGGACCGTGCCGGTTTTGATCAGATTGGCGATCTGTCTGGTTCCGGCATCGTCCTTGCGATAAGCTCCCACCACGCGCACTCCATATACCGTGGCACCGGGGGGCAAGCCGGCTACTGTGCTGAAAAGATCTGCGGCCCCCACCGTGGCGCTACTGTTGTAGGTCTGATCCCCATCCAGCCCGTCCTCGGACACAGCGGCGTAGTTGGTCAGGGTATAGGTGTAGCCAATGTTGAGTTTGCCATTGGTGATGGCAGGGCCTGAGGGCAATGGACCGGGAATGGCGGGAGGGGAGGCATAGGTCAGTGGGTAGACCGCGGCCAGTGGATTGCCATAGGCGTAGACGCTGAAGGTATCAAAAGCAAAACTGGTGTCGGTGATAAACCCCAGAGCGTAGGGGGTGTCCTTGGTGACGGCTGCCGTGACCGCCGAGAAGGTGAGGGTGTTCTGGCCGGTGACGAGCCCGATTTTCTCATCACCCACATAGAGAATCCCAATCGGCATGCCATTGAGCGGATTGATTTGGGCGATGACCGGGCGGATTTTGAGGGCAGGGTAATTGGTCTGGGCATACAGGGTCAACGCTGTAATGGTGCAGTCATGCGCCATACGCGGGGCCACTCCCGTGAGGGGATCATCCATGTTTCCAGGGTTGACCCCCGGCAGATTGGTGCTCGGATTGTCAGAAAGTGTCAGAATCAGGTTGTTGGCAGAGAGCGTCTGCCAGTTGCCCCCGTTACCCATGGCCAACTGCCCCGCTGTGACGGGGTTCGAGGGTGTAAAGGCCGTGCTCACATTGGCAGAGGGATAGACCGTGCGGGTGCGCTTGTCGCCCAGAAAGGTGTTGCAGGGGTGAACGCCCGGACCCGTGGTGTTATCGCAGAAGTAGAGGTCATCAATCAGCATGGCCCCATTGAACTGGATGTTATTGATGCTGGCATTGGCACTGTTCTGGATGTTGATCCCCGAAACATTGAGCACCACATTGCCGTTGATGCGTACGGTCAACTGACCTGCGGCGCCTACCGTTCCCCCGATTTCCAGGAAATACCACCCGGCGCTGGGCATGACGCCCGCAAGGGACTGTGCCAGCAGATTGTTGGTAGGGTTGCCACGCCCCACCTGAACCACCGAATTGACTGCATACACCCAGAACTGGTTGGTGTTCACATCGTTGAATACGGTCTGGAATGCGCCGTTGACGGCGATCCCCATATAAAAGGTGGAGAAATTTCCCGGCAGATTACGGATCAATGGAGAACCCCACGCACCCAGAAAGTAGGCCTTGCCGGGAAGCCCGAAGCGACCCGGCACCAGCGTTGTATTGTTGCCACTACCACCTCCCGACCAACCGTCATAGTTGACATCGGAGGCCTGGCCGTATTTGTCGAATCCGTCCCAGAGAATGAGTGCCATGATTGTTGAGCCGATGAAATTTGAGAGGGTAAGGCAGGGGATTTCTCCCCTGCCAGTGGGATCACGCAGTTTTGATGGTATTCACGCCATTGACCACGGTGGTGGCCAGGGTGGCGATGGTTTTTTCCGAGATGGCTCGGCCCAAAGTGGTGAAGGCCGCACGGGCCGCATCGATGCCCACCGTGATGGCGGCTCCCGAACCACTGCCCGCCGCAGTGCTCTTCAAGACCGCAATCCCGACCTGTTTTACGGCATTCTCGAGATCCGTCACCGCCACTGTATTCAGTTCGGCTGCTGCTGCTTTGAATTCGGCCACGATCTGGGCTCCGATGGGGTTTTGCGACAGCCAGCTCTCGAACACCGCAAAATCGGTTTTCAAGGAATCCAGGGCGGATTTGGCATCACTTTCCAAGGTATCGATCAGACTCATTTGTTTCTCCTGAAATTTACATGTCGCGCTGAGGAGTAAAGGGCAGCGCGTTCCCTTGTACGACTTACTTCAGTCCCATGTCCTTGTTGGCAACCAGGTGCACCACGATGTTGGTGGCCGCCACAATGCCCCCGGCCAGCATCCCGGCCTGCTGGTCAGAAATTGAAATGGCCCACCCCAAGGCATGGAACAGATCTTCGAGTTTCAAGATCATGGGCGAGAGCAGGGTCACCGTGATGGCGCCGGTTTTCCAGAGCACGGGGTCGGCGACCGATTCGCCAACCTTGAATACGCTCCACAGAGCGAGAAGTTTTTGCATGGAATTCTCCTGAGGGGGTGAAAGAACATTGACAGGTTCAGACATTGCATCGAGGCTCTCCAGCCCATGGGTATGGATCACCCGGGCAATCTTGGTGCCGTAGTTGGGGTCGGTGGCATAGCCCGCGCTCGCGATGGCGTAACCAAAGGTGACGCCGCTGCCGGTCTTGAAAGCCCCCGCATAACGCGCACCTTTCAGAAACCGGGCGTGATCCAGGATCGACTCCTGCCAGTTGGCGTATTGGCGAAACCAGGCATTTATGGTTTCTTTTTGCCCTGCCACATACTCAATGGTGGCAATCCGGTAGCGCTCGTCCGTCCAACTGGCATCGGCCTTGATGCCGAAGAGGTTGTTGGCGGCTCTGGTCAACTGGGACTCCCCCCAGGCGGATTCGAGGGCCGCCTGCGCGATAGTAAAACTCGCAGGAATCCCTTCCTCCTTCTGACAGGCCAGGGCCGCTCCCTTGATCGTGCTGATAAAATCTTCCGGACTCATTTCCAGTGCTCCTTGAGGGTGGTGAAGAGTTGATAGGCAACTGTGCCGATGCCGCCCAATACGGTGATCACGAGCCAGCCCAGCACGCTCGTCTTGACGCGCTCGTTGCGCTGCTGGCGCAGGGCAGTGTTTTCTAATTCCTTCTTGATAAATTCGTGATGGTCACGGTGCACCTCCAGCGGTACCCCGAAACTCTCCAGTTCGGCACGCACCGCCTCGGTAATGCTGGCCACCAATAGCTCACGCATTTCCTCGGTCAGAGGAACTTGTCGACGCTCGATCATTTAGGGACCTACCCGAAGTTTCTGAGGTGATTCTTGAGGGCCGAGGCAATCGCCGCGCCATTGTTTTTGAACAAACGCTCCACGCTCTGGGCGTCGGTGGCGTGTATGTGCACATGGGTGGTGGAACTGCTCCCTCCCTTTTCCACCATGGAGCGCAGTCCTCCGGCAATCCCTGCCGGCAGAATGGTCTCGTTCCGGTGCACGAACTGCAGCCGGTCCACGGGGATGTTCCACTCTCCACCCGCACTCGAAGCCACCGATCCCGCCACCGCCGCCACGGCCCCCATTCCAACTGCTGCTGGAGCCGCCGCATAAGGCCCCATGGTGGGTGCCAGAAACCCGAAGATCCCGGCAAAGGTTTCTGACGCACTGTTCATGATGGATTTGATGATGGTGAGTGCACTGGTGGAAAGACTGGCGGTGCTGGCCATCTGACTGGAGGCCATGCGTACCTCGTCCTGCGTGGTGGTGGCCAGCGTCATGGCCAACTGTTGCGAGGCCCAGGTGCTCACCATCTTGATGCCGGTGTCGATGAACGAGGAGAGGATGGAGGTGAGGCTGCGCTGCCACGCCTGCTGCCAAGTCTGGGTGCCCATGATGACTCCCTTGATGGAAGTATCAAAGGCCGAGGTCAGGGGAGCGAACATCTGCTGGTAAGATTTCTGGTTATCGAGCACTGCCGTCTGGGTGGCCCGGGTCAACTGTGCTTCCCGATCGGCATTGAGTTTGACGATCTGATCATCGATCTTGGCCCGTTCTTTCGCGTCAGTTTTATAAAGTTCCAGCTTCTTGGCCAGCAGATCCAGAGAAATCGCATATTCCTGAGCCGCCACCTCCTGATCCCGTACCAACTTCTGGTCCTGGGTGATTTTGCCGATTTGAAGCAGGAACTGATTGCCCTGGGTCACCGTTTTGAGGTGATTGCGTTCGAGATTGGCCTCACTGTTGAGTTGCTGCAACTTGAGTGACAACTCTTCCTGACTGGCCTTCTGGGCCGATGAGACCTGCGCCCGATAGATCTGGCGTTGCAAATTCACCACCTGATGCAGCACCGCGTTGTAATCCGCCGAGCCTTTTCTGGCCAGCGCCAGTTTCTGTTGCCAGAACGCCAGTTCATCCTGTTTGGAGAGTTCGTGATAAGCCCCCTCCAGATCCTGCTTCTGGGTGAGTTCAGCACGCCACGCGCTCATCTGACCGTGAGAACTGTGACCAGAATGAGCGACCCCAGGCAGGGCCATTTGACCCAGAGGTGATGATTTATTGCCGGAAGATCCACCAGCCGAGGCGAGTTCTCCCTTGAAGGCAAGAATTGTGTGCATCATGGAGCCCACCTGCTGGTCCACCGCGAGTTTGGTTTCGGTGAGCCCCCGATTCCAGGCGGCCTTGATGCCGTTCCAGTCGAGATGTAGGGCCGAATTGATCACCCCGGCCACCGTTACGATGGCGCCTGCCATGGCGGCGGTGACCACCTCCAGTGATTGCCAGGCCAACTCCAGTCCCAGCACCAGATACTTGACGGCATCGGCCAGTGCCTTCAAGGTGTCTGCGAGAAACCCGCCGGGTTTTAAGCTGTCGGATAGAGCCCCCGTCAACCCCTGGATCGCCGGGGTCAAGTCAGAGCCAAATCCCACCGCCGCCATCTTGAGTTGGGACCCCAACTGTTTGAGGCTCTCGTTGAACTGGGCATCCTTGGCAATTGCCTGATCACCCAGCACCAGCCCCAATTGCTGTGCCTTCTGGGTCATGGCATCAATGTTCTGGGATCCCTGGTTCAGAAACGGAATCAGATCTGTTCCGGCGCGTCCAAAGAGTTGCATCGCAACCGCCGTCTTGGCGGCTCCATTCTGGCTCTTGGCAAAAGCATCACTCACCCGAGAGAGCACATCCTCGATACGCATATTCTTGAGGGAGGCCGCACTCAAGCCGACACTCTGAAAGGCTCCGGCCACCTGTTTATTGCCCTGGCCCACGGAGGCCATGGCCCGCGAGAGCCGGAACAAACCCTGCTGCAACTGGGTAAACGACACATCGCTCTGCCCGGCAGCGTATTTGAGCCCCTGCAGCGCATCCGTAGAAATCCCGGTTTTCTGCGAGGCGTGCTCGATTTCATCGCCATACTCGGCGGCAGACTTGCCCAGTTCCAGCAATTTGGCCCCGATCTCCGTGATCCCGCCCAGTTCGGTCAGAACCTTGAACACCTCGAGGGATTTCTTGACTCCATCCATGTGCTCGCGGATATTCTTCTGCATCTCAGCGACATGGCCCTGAATCCCCCGGGTGGATTTCTGGACTTCATTGCGCGCTGCCTGCATGTCCTGCGACAGGCGGGCAATGTTGGCCTTGATGTCGATCTCGAGCGATCCGATTTTGGATGCCATGATTATCCTCGCCGCCCACCTGCCGCCTGAAACATCTCGATGAAGGCTTTCATGTCCGCTTCAGTGTTCTGGATAGATTTGTGGGGAACTGCTTTTGGTTCAGTCTTGAACCCTTCGGGTTTGATGCCCAGATAGGCTTGCACCATCTCGCGCAAGGGTGGGTGCTGTGCCCAGTAGCGCCTCAGTGCATACAACCGGGGAATGTCCATGGAATGATCGATGTACTCCCAACTCCAACCGGTACGGTCGATGATCTGGCAGTAAATCTCATCCCACGCTATGACTTCCCCGCCGCTGCTTCCCCCGGTTCAGTCTCCTGGGGTTGATTGACCGAGAGACACACCCGAAACGCTTCACGGAAGTTGGCGATGTCCAGGTTCTGGAACTCGAACACCTCCTGCTGCAATTCCGGATAATTACGCCTGAGGCTGGTGAACAGGATGTCGGCCATCTGGTTCAGGCTCGCATCTGATTTGCCGGTAAAAATGTCTTCATACTTGCGCACACAGGCAAAGGGCGCAGGCGGGCAGAGGAAGGAGGCATCGCCCAGTTTGATTTCTGTCCCATCAATCATGATTCACCTCAGTCCGCAAAAGAGATCCAACCCAGGGTGTTGGATGAATCCACCATGATGCTGAAGTCCATCTCGGGGATCGCGTAGTCCTCGAGTTTGGTGGCAAAGGAGAGCTTGGTGGAGGTGCACTGGTTGAGTTTCAGGGTTGCCACCTTGGGTCCCACATGAGCGGTGAAGATAGCCATGAAGGTGGGGGTGGTGCCCATGATCTGGTTGGTGAGGGCAATGCGGGTACCCCCGGTGGCCGTGGTGTAGAGATAATCGATCAGCACCGGAATTCCCGCATCTCCGGCAGAGAAGGTATAGACCCCACTGGCCTCGGCGTACTGGCCGGTGGCCGGATTGGAAATCACCTTGGTGAAGGGCAACCCAGTGGCGGCGTAGACCACCCCCAGGTCGGTGTCGAAGGTGGCGGCGTTGACCACCGTCACCGTATAAGGGGTTGCCGCCGGAATGTTGCCCAACTCCCCGATGACAGAGAGAATCAAACCGGGAGTGGCATTCTGGCCGAAGAAGATGTCATTCACCAGTCCGCCACTGATGTTGGCGAACTTGGCTTTGCCGGTGAACTTGCCTTCTCCCCGACGCACATCCACTGCAAAACTCTGCTGTCCGTAGAGTTCCTTGGTGGTGAAGGTGAAATCAAAGGTGACATCCTGCAGGGTGCCGAATTTGCGCGGCGTCGAGTTGGTGGCGGAACTGATGCCGTAGAGGTATCCGGATCCAAAGTTAATCATGTGGGGTTCTCCATAAAAAAGACCGCTTGAGCGGTCACCAAGGGGGTGGTTCCGTGTTGACTGAGTTAGTGGATTGACTTGAAATACGGTGCCAATATTGATACCATTTGCTCATGATGGTTTCCCGAAAAATTCTCGAGCAAATGCGGCGTGAGCCTGCCAGTGTCCGGTTTGGCGATCTCAAGAAAGTCTGCGAGGAATATTTCGGCAAGCCACGCCAATCAGGTACCAGCCACGTGATCTTCAAAACGCCCTGGGTTGGAGATCCGCGGATCAATATCCAGGATGACAAAGGCAAAGCCAAGGCCTACCAGGTACGCCAGGTGTTGCTTGCAATCGAGAAACTGGAGGATTTACGCCATGAGAATTGATCACTACACTTACCGCGTCACCTGGTCTCCCGAAGATCAGGAGTCGGTTGGACTGTGCGCCGAATTTCCATCTTTATCCTGGCTTTCCCGGACTCCTGAAGCCGCCCTCAAGGGCATCCGTCAACTTGTGGCGGATACCGTTGTGGATATGCAATCCAACGGTGAGGAGGTTCCGATGCCCCTTGCCGAAAAGCACTACAGCGGCGAATTTCGTGTGCGCATTCCGCCCGAAGTGCATCGCTCCCTGGCACTGCAGGCCGCCGAGCAAGGCATTAGTCTGAACCGGTTGGCAAGCGCCAAACTGGCAGGCTGAGCACACCTGTCAGCGCAGGTAATGCACCATGAAATCCATGGGCTTCACATAAATGTTGACGAGTTCATCATAGGAATCGGTGCCAGCGCCGGACTGAATACAAGCCAGCACCGTCACTCCGCCAAAGGTGCCTGACTGGTTGTGGCAGGCGATCTTGACGGCCTCCCGCACATTGGCCGCATCCTCGGCCATCTGTCCCAGGCAGTTGACCTGGAGTCGTGCTTTGGCCGTTTCAAACTCTCCCACCCGGGTGTTGTCCTGTTTGTCGCTCACCAATTCGTACACCACGGCAGGCAGTGGATCTGCCTCGGGTCGGGTGTCGAGATAAATCCTGCTGGAGACTAATGTTCCCAATTCACTCGAGGCATTGAGCAGGGCATAGAGCGCCGTTTCGGCTTTCATTTGGCGACCTCGGTGTCCAGTCGGTTTCTGACATACTCAGCAAAGGTGCTGATGGCCTCATCCACCTTGGAATCCAGCGCCGGGCGCATGAAGGGTTTTTTCTGGGCTCCGGGGTGATCGATGACTTCCTTGAATAGCCCTGCAATAAACAGGCTCTTGCGATTCCTGGGTTTGATCAGGTGATGCGCCGTGCCGTACTCCACCATATGGGCGTAGTAGACATTGTTCTTTCCCCCAGCCTTGATGCTGGCTGTGATGGTGCCGTGTTTCGAGGACATCGAGATCCGGATGGAGTCGCGCAAGGCTCCGGACTTATGTCCCCTGGGCAGGTTCTCGCCCACCGGGCACAGACGCCGGGCTTCATCGCGGATCACCTTGGCCGCCGCACGCAATCCTCCCCGCACCATATTGGCCTCGATCCGGGCCGGAAGTTCGTCCAGCAATTTCTGCAATTCGGAGAGCCCCTTCACCTCTATATCAGTCATCGAGCCTCAAGCAGTAAAGTTCCAGTCGTTCTTTGCGCGTGACATGCCGGATCCACTCGATTCGGGCGAGTGAGCCATCGGAGAAGAGAATGCGCTGGCTGGCACGAACATCAGTGCGAAACCGGATGGTGATCAGCATGGTGGCGGCACTGCCCATGGCCTTCGCCTGGAAAATCTCGCGCCCGGTCATGTCCAGCATTTGCGCCCAGACGGTGGCCAAGGGGGACCAGGTCTCGTCGTGCCCTCCCAAAGCGCCACGCACCACCGTCAAGGTTTGAATTGTGATGCGCTGGTCGAGAAACCCTGCCGCGACGAGACTCATCAGAACACCACCGTATAGGGATCGAGCAGTCGGTCCATAAAGGGCAAGGGCATCACCTTGCCCGTCTTGTCAAAGGCGGCCATCTCCTCCCGGTGTTGGTACAAGGAGCCCACCCGGATTTTGATCCAGGCGCGGATTCCCTCTGGCACCGACCCCACCAGGTTCGTGCCTGACCCCGTATCGGTCAGCGTGATGGCGGGTCCTTCTGGGGTGGCTGCCAGGGTGTACACGCCGGGAGTAATTACCGAGGCAATCCAGTAGTTGGTGGCCGGTTGCAAAGGTGAGGGGAGGGCACCTCCTGAATTGGAGAGCACAAAGGGTTGTGTGGGAAACCACGGACCCTGAATCGAGAGGGTGCCATTGGCCGCATCGGCCACGAAAGGCTCGGCATATCCTGCCGAGAAATCCACTTCCACTGCTCCGATCTGAGGCATCGGAATCGGCCAGATCTGCCCGAATACCGGCGTGATCCGGCAGGGCTCCGAGGTTAAATCCACGGTGTAATTGGCCGGGGGCATCACCTGAATCACCCCACTCATGTCCAGATACTGGATCGCGGTGACCACCCGGACCTGAGATTTTTCCAGGATGATGGCGTGACCCGGGAGCGTGAACGGCTTGCCCCATGGAATACCGATCAGGGTGGGGCCCGGAAAAGAATCCAGCACCAGTTTCCACGACTGGGCGATCAGCGCCCGCCGGGTCACAGTTTCCGCATGCATCCGGGCGGCAACGATCAGCGCAGAGATCAGCGCATCATCGTCCGTTATATCCACCCGCAGGTGGGCCTTGGCCTCGAGCAGCGAGACTGGCTCCACCACGGGGCCGCTGATCAGTTGCAGGGGCATGAAGAATCAGCCGACGATCTGGGTCACGCCCGCCTGATTGAAGGCAGAGGCCGGTTCATAACGGGCGGAGGCTCCCAGGACAAACCCGGCAGTCTCAGAAGCGGCCACCCCAACAGTCAAAGTGAGTTCCACAAACTGATACCCATTGTTGACATCCAGTTCATGGTCCTGCAGATTGATCAGCGCCTGAGTGTTGTTGCCTGTGGCGGCCACTATCGTGGCAATGGCCTTGCCGGCGATGGCTTTGGCCCCGGTGCCGAGAGCATCCAGTGCTTGCTGCAGATTGGCATCTACCGTGGCCAGGGCTCCCAGAGTGCCGGTGGAAACCATGGCCAACAGGGTGCGCACATTGGCCAGGGAGATCCAGCCGGTGGTCAAGGTTCCCACCGCCTGGGCAGAAGGGTTGATGGAGCCCAGGAGGGCCAGAAACTCGGAGGCTTTGGTATTCATGTCCATGATTTATGTTCCTTGAGAGAGAGGGAGATTAGCGGGCGCCCAGTTGCACGAAGGGAGAGAGCGCGGCGCTGCCCTTGGCGGGCAAGATGGGGGCTGCAATCTTCGGTTGGCCATCCATGCGGAAGATGGTGCGAAACGCCGTGGCATCGGCATCGAAGTACAGATGCATGGAGGTGGCGGTTTCCATCCCTCCTACCTTGGTGATGGTCTGGTAGTAGGTCAAATCCACCAGCAGCACATCCCCCTGGGAGGAGAAGGCACTGGCGTGTTGAGACACATAGACCGGACGGCCCAACAAGGTTCCGTAGGGCGAGCCCTTGAAGGCGGCCACGCCCCCACCCAAGGGTAGGTAGATTGGGTAATTGCCCAGAGTGAGGGTGAAGAGTGATGGCAGCACGCTGTTGTTCACGATCCACACCGCTTTCTTGAAACTTCCTGGCGGCAAGGCCGCGATCATGTTGGCAAGATTGGTGGGGGTGAGTGTATTGGTGGCCTGTCCCGAGTCCTTGGAGATGGTGACGAGCGCCTTCCCGCTCAAGGCCCCTTGAGGAATCCCTGAGCCGTTGCCAAAGAGAATGCTTTCATTGATCTTCCACTGCATGCGGCTCGCCACCTTCTTGGGCGTATAGGAGGTCAGGGCATCGGTATCGGAGAGCAGTTCATCGGTGATGGGCACCAGCGCCATGAGTTTCTTGAGGCGCAGCGAGGCGGTGCCGAACTTGGGCTTGGAAGCATTGGCGGGCGTGCCTTCACCCTGCCAGGCGACCGTAATGCCATCCGTCCCCCAGGGGGTGGTTTCATCCTTGGGCAGCACCAGGGAATTACCCGAGATCTCGATATTGTCCGTCAAGGGCAGGAACGCCTCGTCATCAAGGGAGAGCATGAAGATGTCCTTGGCAAACTGCGGCGGGATCAGAAAACCCCCATCGGCGCCAGCGCTCTCGTTCCCATATACCCCGGGCACTGCGGCGTTGCGCAGCATGGACAGACGATTATCCACGGGGTTACCGGGCAAGCCGGCCTGGTGCACCGCATACGCATATTCCCCGAAGTTCTTGAAGCCCCACTTGGGATCCGCCGTCATATTCTCGGTGACGCTCACGGAAGGGAGTGCCGATTCGATTCCCAGTTGCGCTTCCTCCGCGATCAGGGTCTGCTCGCGCTCGATAGCAGCGTTGAGCGCATCGATGCGCCCCTTCAGGCTATCAAAAGCAGTGACCTCCTCATTGCTCAGATCACGCCCTTCGGTGGCTGCGCCATCGGTCAGGGCTCGGGCGGATTTGACCAGTTCGGTCTTCTTGACCTGCATTTCTCGCAACTTCTTGCTCAT